TGTCCTGCAGGTGAGAACCAAGGATATGCAACGATACTTGTTCTAACCATCAATCCAGCAACGTCACCATTACATGGAACGTATCTAAAGGTGTTATTGAATCTATCATACATGTACTTGTAACCCGAATCAAATACTGCGTAAGATGAAGATGATAGTGGGTTAAAGAACTCGATGATATTATCAGTTTGAGTGTCTGTATTTGTGATGTTAATTACGTCAGCTCTGTGTGGAGAAATGACTGCCATGCAATCCTTTCTGTCTCCAGCAACTGAAATCAGGTAATTTGCCTTTGCTTGCGATTCAAATTTGTTAGCCAAACCAGGGCCCATTACAAGATAATCGACTTGAACCTCATCTTTGTTTGAGAAAAGTCCATATCCTGTAACGAGATTTCCAAGAGTTGCAGTCATTCCACCGTTTGCACTATAATCGACACCTCCACTTAATGTGTAGGTAACATTTCCAATAGCACTGTAAACTGTGTTTTGTGCTGCAATGTTCCACTGTCCTGCTGATTGGGTATAAGCAGTGAAATTAGTTGAGAATCCAGTTGCTCTGGGAACAGTATTATTATAAGTATCTGCACCAACTGAAGGATTATCTCCGACATAAACATAAGAAGAGAATTGAGCAACGTATTCTTTCCAGAAATTTTTCTGTGGAGAATTTACTGCTGAGATTGAATCGCTGGCTTTTGAAAGTCCAAGGTGCTTTTCGAGTAAATTACCTTGAATACCAGTTACAGTGCCGCGATCATCTATGATTGCAATGTGAACTTCGTCGTTTCTTCCTTGTCTTTCAGAAACATAACCACTTGTACCTGGTTTTGGTGCAATTGATTTCCAGTAAACTGTGGAATTGGTTAACCCGAGTTGTTGTTGATCGTACCAGTCAACTGCTGTTGCTATACTGGCAGTTCCAGCAAGGTTTGATGCGTTTGTGATGAAACTAACTGTATCTGCAACCGAGAAAGAAGAATTGCTATCTCCTTGCTTGTAATCAATTGCAGTTTCAGAACCAGCAGCAGAAACCCTAGAAACAATCTTAACATCGACTGTGCTGTTTGAGTTTGTTGCGTCTGTTGTAACTCCAGTAATGATACCTTTCAAGTATCCAGTAAATGTAGAGGTTCCACCGTTTCCTGGAATCGTAACACTAGACAAGGTAAGAGTTACTCCATAACCAACAACTGCACCAGCAGTTCCTGGATTGGTTGTGGTGATACCAATGATTTGATCTGCCTTGTTGTCAATTAAGCAAACTTTTAAGTTGTTTGCCCAAGAACCTGGATTCTTTGCTGCAAAGACATAATCTGCAATATCATCAGCATAATTTTGAGTATAATCATCAAAGTTTTTAATTTTAAGACTTGTGGTATATGCAAATCCAACGCCAGCATTTGCGTTATTCAGAGTTGTACCATCAACTCGAACAACCTTCATTACACCACCATAACTGAGGAAGGATGAAGCAGTCATCCAATACTCATACTGTCCATCGGTGGATAATGGCTTACCGAATACGTTAATTAATTCGTTTTCCGTAGTGATATCAATTGGATCATTAACTGGGCCAATTGCAAAAGGTGCAGCAATTGCTCCAATGTTATCTAATACATTATCAGCTCTCCCTACAGTTAAATCAACCTCTCTGGTAAGAACACCTGGAGATAATTGAGGAGTCGCCATGTTTTTCTCCTGATACTTTCAGTTTATCTAAAAAATATTTATTAAAAAGATACTTTTCATTGGGGAAACGACGCATGAACAAATTACCAGTCAGGATATGCCCACGTATTGTTGTCGCCTTTATTTTTTCTATTTTGAATAATTCTTTCTTTTGTGCATTCTTTGCATTCATATGAATAAGAAGAAGCAGACACACCTCTTCGTATTCTATAAAAATCCTCTAACAGAACTTTATCAACTCCACAACTTCTACAACGTCTTTCAATAAAAAATAAATGTCCAAGTTTAATTTGGCCATCTATATCCATTACATGTACTCCCACATGTATGCTCGATCGCCATATTCATCAAGATGCCAACGATCACCATCCACATCTACAAAGCTTGATTCTTCAGATCCATCCACAATAAATCCAAAAGGTGACATATCTTGTTCGATTTGATTCTTCTGTTCTTCATATAATCTTTTTCTTACATCTTGATCGGTAAGTTCCTTAAAGTAATCTTGTGCAACTAACCATGCATAAATGACAAGACACATTGCTAAGTCATCATTACAACCCTCTTCAGCCTCAAAGGAGTTATTTTTCTGAATGAATGTTGTAAGTTCACTCATAATATCATAATCATTAAAGTATAACTTATCCTCTTCAATCATTGTCTTGAGATTCAAGCAACCAACCTTCTTAACTGCCTTGGACATCTTTACTCCAAGTTGAGTTTTCTTTCCAGAAAATCCTTGTCCAACGATTTGTCCAGCACGTCCACGCATTGAGCACATGAGTAAGTTATTGTATTCAAGATCATAATGAATAATTGATGCTACTTGATCTCCAACATCATTGACTTCACAAAGAATAAAAGCACCATTATAATTTTTTGCAACATCTACAATGATGCTTGGAAAAAGCATTGGTTTAATTTCGTTGTTTCGATACTTTGCAACTACTTTATGTGGAAACTGAGTAATATCAACCACAGTAAATGCTGAGTAATCGTTTCCAACCCCTCTGGCTACGTCTACAGTGATAAGATAGTCGTGTTCCTCTATAGGATCAACATATACGTCTAAACCCGCGCTACGTGCCTTAGGATGATCGTATACGAGGTTCCTCAACTTAGATGCTGCAATCAATGTATCAACAGATCCTAAGAATTCACATTCAAACTCGACTTTAAATTGCTGCTCAGAAGTGTTTGCAATTGTTTGTTTTTTCCATTTATCATCTCTTCCAGGAACTTCACTCCAATGAACATCTGTAAATACATATTCATTTTTACCACGCTCCGCATCGTGCCACATGCGGTAAAAGTGATTCATACCATGTGGCGTAGAAACAATAATAACTTTGGTTGATTTACCAGAAGTAATTGTAGGATAAACCGATGCAAAGAATGAATCTGCAATATGATTTGGAACGAACGCAAATTCATCCAAGAACAGAATGTTGAATGACATTCCTCGAACGGCTGATGCTGATGTAGATGCTGCAAGAATCTTTGAACCATTCTCAAGTTCAAGAGATCCTCGGTTCCAAATTAATACCCCTTGCTGCATCCACTTGGGAAGATTTTCATAAGCAGTTTGAAGACGATCTAAAAGTTCTCTTGCAGTTGCTGCTTTGTTAGCAAGAATGCCAATATTTACGTTATCATTAAAGATTGCATAATGAAGCAAAAACGATACGACAGTAGTGGATTTACCAGTCTGTCGAGGCATCTTACAGATATTAAATCTGTGTTTATGAAAATTATTAACTAATTTTTCTTGAAATGGATAAAGCTCAAATGGTTGCAAACCTTTATCAAGGGTTACAATTTTAATATAATTTTTTGCAAAATATACGGGATCTTCTTTACACTTTACAAATTCAACAATTTGTTCTTGTGTAAACTCAATCGGGGTGTTAGCCTTCTTGAGTAGTGGATTTCCCAAATAAACATCATTTGCCATAATAAATTATTTTTATATCAACAGTTCCAAGCTCTAAGTGATTTATTAATTCTACTATTTGGATCGTTAGCAGTTTTTGCTGAAGTCAGTTTCTTTTTCATTCCAGACATCCGAGCACAAAAACTCTTTCTACGTGGATTACCAACTTTCTTTGAAGGTGCCTTCAGATCACTTCCAGGATTTTCACGCTCATAAGACTTGCGTCCTTTCTCATTCAAACCACCGCTTTTGTTCTTACCTTCTTTACGTTGCCATGCAGCAACTTCTTCAATATTTTCTTCGCCAATAGTTTCATTATTTAAAAGATAATTTTTAGATCTTTTTGGATCATATACCTGAATCAAAGGTTGTCCTGGCTCAAGTCCAGCAATGTTGTATTGGAGAACCATTGCTCCAGGATATACCTTTTGAATCTGATCAGTAACATCTCTTCTTGATGGCATATTCAGTTGAGGGAAGAACATCTTATTCATATAAGTCTTCCCCCTCCACGAAAATACCACTGAGATGATATTTCCGTTAGTTGCAGGAAGTCTTACTGCTTCTTCAATC